TTCTGGGTTCAGGACGGAGCTCTTTGAATCGGGGGCTCTCGTCGCCAATCCGGTTGAGGATGATACATGGCTCGATCTGAAGCCTATGGATCACACCGCTTTCGATGATATTTTCGAAAACCAGCCGGCACAATACACATCCGCTCAAGGAACCCCCAAAGAACCTTGGGACTCAGTCACAACTACACTCAAAGATATCGATGTATCGAGGCAACACTACGTCAGGCTTCCTGAAGAGTATGTTGTCATCGATTTCGATCTGAAGGGAGAAAACGGTGAAAAAGATCTACATCGCAACATTCGCGCTGCTAGCGCTTGGCCTCCGACGTTTGCGGAAGTCTCGAAGAGTGGTGGAGGATTACACCTCGTATACAAGTACGCTGGTTCTGGAGATACCACTGCTGAGTATTCGCCGGGTATCGAAATCAAGCGCTTCCGAGGAAAGTCTGCCCTGCGCAGACGACTTTCGCTCGCGAATGATCTGGAAGTCGCAGAGTATGTGCAGCAGCTGCCCGAGAAAGCAAAACGAATGATCAATCCTCAGCACATTAAGGATGAGAACCACCTTCGTGCTCTCATCGCGAAAGCACTGCGTAAAGAGGTGCACGCGTCGACAGCTCCCAACATCGACTTCATCAAGCAGGTCCTGGACAATGCATATTCGTCTGGGATCACCTACGATGTGACCGATGCTAAGAACGCAGTGACCTCATTCGCTGCTCAGTCTACGAACCAGGCTGAGCGGTGCCTGAAGGTCGTGCAGTCGATGCACTTCATGTCCGAAGACAAGATGGAAGTACAGGAAGACGGAGACGGACCGATTGCGTTCTTCGACGTCGAGGTATTCCCTAACCTCTTCATCGTCTGCTACAAGTATCCCGGGGAGCCGGTCCGACGCTTCTTCAACCCTTCAGCTGAGGACGTCAAGAAGCTCATGGGGCTTCGACTCATCGGGTTCAACAACCGCAAGTACGACAACCACATCATGTATGCTGCGTCGCTCGGATATTCTAACGAGGAACTATACGAGCAGTCTCAGCGGATCATCGAGAACAAGGCGAACGCTACATTCCGAGAAGCGTACTCACTGTCCTACACGGATATTTACGACTTCTCCACGAAGAAGCAGTCGCTGAAGAAGTGGGAAATCGAACTTGGTATTCACCACCAGGAACTCGGTCTTCCTTGGGACAAGCCTGTTCCCGAGGAGCTATGGGAGAGCGCGGGAGATTACTGTGCGAACGACGTGGAAGCGACTGAGGCTGTCTTTAATCATCTTAGTGATGACTGGGGAGCCCGACAGATTCTGGCTAGTCTTTCGGGACTATCTGTTAATGACACGACCAACCAGCACACATGTGCAATCGTGTTCGGTCCAGACAGACGTCCCGACAAGAGCAAGTTCGTTTACACGGATCTTTCAACGATCTTCCCGGGATACACCTTTGACAAATTCAAGGGATCTTCCTACCGTGGTGAAGACCCCGGTGAGGGAGGATATGTATACTCCGAACCCGGTTACTACGAAGATGTTGTGCTCCTAGATGTCGCTTCAATGCATCCGACATCTATCGAGGAGCTGAACCTCTTCGGACCCTACACTGAGAGGTACAGTGAACTTAAGCAAGCTCGCATCGCGATTAAGCATAAGGACCTGGACACTCTTGGTAGGCTGTTTGACGGTAAACTTCTGTCTATTGCCAAGCAGTATGATCTGGACAAGCTTGGCACTGCTCTTAAGATTCCGATCAACTCGATGTACGGATTGACGAGCGCCAAGTTCGACAATCCCGCATGGGATCCTCGCAACATCGACAACATTGTCGCGAAGCGAGGGGCGCTGTTCATGATCGATCTCAAGCACTATGTGCAGGAGGAACTCGGTCTGACTGTCGCTCACATCAAGACGGACTCTATCAAGATTCCGGGGGCCACGCCTGATGATATTCAGAAGGTGATGGACTTTGGTCAGCGATACGGGTATACCTTCGAACACGAGGCCACCTATGCCAAGATGGTGCTCGTGAACAAGGCCGTCTATATTGCCAAGTACGCATTCCCTCACGAAGGTGAGTGGACGGCTACTGGCAAGCAGTTCCAGGAGCCCTACGTGTTCAAGAAGCTATTCTCCGGAGAGCCGATTGAATTCGAGGACTACGTCCAGACTAAGCAGGTACAGACCGCCATGTATCTGCGCTTCCCTGATGGGGAGCCTCACTTCGTTGGTAGGGTCGGTGCATTCGTGCCAATCAAGCCAGACAAGGGTGGCGGTGAACTCCTTAGGGAGAACAAGGACGGCGAGATCAAGGACGCTGTCGTGGGTACTAAGGGATATTTCTGGAAGGAAGCAGAAGTAGTCAAGTACCTACACCTGGAGCAGGATGTTGATACATCTTACTCCGAAGCGCTCGCGGACGAAGCGCGCGCAGCCATTGAACAATTCATCAACTTCGACGAATTCGTCGCTTAGAAAGGAACCGAAACATGGCATCTGATATCTGCATCGAGAACGGTAAGCTGTTCTTCCTGAACTTCTCCGGAGCTACTTCACGCTTCAATAAGGAAGGTCGTCGTGAGTTCTCCGTCGCGATCCCTCTGGATCTCGTGGATGATCTCGTTAATGACGGCTGGAATATCAAGTACGGAAAGGACAAGGACCGCAACCCGGATCCCGAGAAGCCGTACATCACAGTTAAGGTCCGATTCGACTTCCGTCCTCCTGCGATCTGGATGATCACTGGTGGTCGAAAGGTCCTGCTGTCGGAAGAGACCGTTGGTTCGCTGGACGGAGTTACGATCAAGACGGCTGACATCGTGATCAGCCCCCATGTCTACGACTTCAACGGTAACAAGGGTATCTCTGCATACCTCAAGGAGGCCTACATCACGGTCGATGATGAGACCTCGACGTTCGCTGCTAAGTACGCAGATCTGGACGTCTAATATTCCTGACGGGGGTGGGTTGTGTGTGGCCTGCCCCCGTCGTTAGGAAGGGGTTTGATATGATGACGGATGATAAAGACACTTGGCGTCGCGTGCCTAATTTTCCTAGGTATGAAGCCAACAAGCTAGGTGAAGTCCGAAAGGTCGACACCCATTCTCACTTGAAGCCGTTTACTAGGAACGGCAAGACCCTGTATATCAGGCTATATAAAGCTTCCGGGGGAGCGACTGAAAGGTCACTAGCCTCGGTTGTGTGGGCTGCCTTCTACAAGAGGTGGCCCACTGATTCCTTCGTCTGCCATACCGATGGCAACGTTAGGAACAACGCTCTGGACAACCTATATTTAGGATCCCGGGCGGATGTCAACAAAACAAGGCGGCGTCTAGATGACACAATCTGGGACCGCCTACAGAAGGAAGGAGAACTAGTTCATGGCTAATTGGTTCGAAACTGTGGTGCCGGACAACCAGGACTGGCATGATCTTAACCCGGTTAAGGAGAAGCTTTCCTCCGTGGATGCTCTCGGTATCGCGGGTTACCTCGAGGCGGTCCTCTCGGATCCGATGAACTCCAAGTTCGACAACGACAACTTCACGGCGATCGTGAATGTCAAGAACGGATTCATCCCGATCAACGGGGACTACACGGGCTTCTCGATCGAGATCCATGGTGAGATTGGTGGCGAGCAGGTCAACAAGACCGTGCTCCACACCGACGATCCCAAGGCCGAGGTCTGGATGTGGAACGTCAAGAAGCTTGTCTTCGTCGAGAATGGCGCCTCGGCTGAGGACGCTTCCAAGTATACCACGATCGATGCGGGTGGCGACTATATCATGCGTATCAAGGTTGAGGGTAACGCGGATGAGCCGGGTGCTACTCCTTCGGCTGGTCGGGGCAAGTACTGGGCTGAGCACGCTGAGTTCAACCCGAAGATCACGCCGGCTGCCCTGGCGTCTATCAAAGCAGCACTCAACCGCGATAAAGGAATGGATCGACTCTGATGACTAAGATTCCCGAAGAAACCAAGAAGGAACTCAAGAACTTTGGTCAGAACGCCAAGTTCACCGACCGAGACGGACTGGCTCGCGAGATTAATGGTGGCATCTTTAAACTCGTAAAGAAGGCTATCAGTAACAAGATTGCCGATGACCATCCGTATACCTTCCGGATCAACTTCCAGAACGGTCGGATCGTTGGTGAGACGTTCGATCCTCGTATCTCCGTCGAGAAGCTCGAGGGCCGTACGCCCACTACCGAATTCACCCTGAAGGACGATTCGAATATCAAGTACTACGAGTACAAGAAGCTCGAAGTCGACTATAAGCCCAGTATCACCAATGGTGACTCCTGGGTTGCTCGGATTAAGGTGGTCAATGGTCTAACAGTTGAGGCTACTGTCAACCCTGACTTCGACGATCCCGAGGATCGTAAGCTCATCAAGGACACGCTCATGCATGGCTTCAAGGGCACTGAGATGATGTGAGTTCATAACTCACCCGAACTATATTTAGACGAAAGGCATCCTACATATGTTTGATAGTGAGTACTTCATTCGCGGATTCGGTAACGTCAAGACTGAGTTCTCAACTCCTCTACGGGAGCAAGCGCCTCCCGACTTCAGAAAGGACATCCTATTCGGTAAGCGTCCTGTCCTCGGGGATATTCTGATGGTGCCCGGGGACGAGGAGGATGTGAAGGTGATCAAATGGGTCGAGGTCACCACACATCGCGGTAAGTGTATCCTTAACGGCACAAACCCTCTGGCGTGGAATTGGATCGCTAAGGTACACTACGGGTTATTCAACTACCCCGTACACATCGAGATGTATCCTCACATCCCTGAGGACGCGGCGGAAGTGGTGCTCCACCTGCTGAAGAAGGAGGTTCTTTCGGAGTAATGGTTGCGAAGTTATATTCGCACCAGGAAGAGGCCTTGGGGCTCCTACAAAGTGGCAAAGTCCTTGTCGGTGGCGTCGGCTCGGGCAAGTCACGCGTGGGAGCCTCTTGGGCTCTTTCTCAGGCGGATGAAAGCAAGATCGTTGTTATCACCACTGCGCGGAAGCGAGACTCTCTCGAATGGGAGGGTGAGTTTGCTGCGCTCGGTGCGGATTTCGAGGAGGTGACCATTGAGAGCTGGAATAACATCTCGAGATTCGCTGACTGCAATCTTCATGTGTTCATATTTGATGAGCAGCGTGTTGTGGGATCTGGTGCGTGGGTCAAGAGCTTTCTCAAGATATCGGAAAACAACCAGTGGATCTTATTGAGTGCAACGCCGGGGGACACCTGGCTCGACTACGTCCCCCTATTTATCGCCAATGGGTACTACAAAAACCGAACCGAGTTCGCAGAGCGACACATCGTCTGGGATCGATTTGCGAAGTACCCCAAGGTAAAGCGGTATCTCGATACGGGGCTGCTCGAGGCTCGTCGTAGAAAGATACTCGTCCCCATGCCGGCGGAGCGTCATACAAGGCGTAACCGGTCCTACATCCCTATGGAATACGACAAGGAGATGTACGAGTCCATCGCTAAGAAGCGTGCGGATCCGTGGACCGGGGAGCCTTATAGGAATGCTGCCGGCGTCTGTTACGGTCTGCGCAAGTGTGTCAACATGGATAGATCTCGTGTGGATCATATTCGTTTGATAGCGCGCAAGCGTAAGAAGCTGGTTGTGTTCTACAACTTCAACTACGAGCGAGACATCCTGCTTGAGTTGCGGGATGAATTCACCGTGGCTGAGTGGAACGGACACAATCACGAGCCGATTCCGTCTACTGACTCATGGGTATATTTGGTACAGTATACCGCGGGAGCCGAGGGGTGGAACTGTGTAGAGACGGACACGATTGTGTTCTACTCCCTCAATTACTCGTGGAAGGTCTTGGAGCAGGCTGAAGGTCGCATCGACCGAATCAACACTCCGTTTACGGATCTCCACTACTTCTATTTTTTCTCGGAGTCTGGAATAGACTCTGCCATCCGGAAGGCCGTCCAAGAGAAGGGCGTCTTCAATGAGCGCATATTTGCGCACAACCTGTAAAGGAGCATGAAATGTCCATGAAACCCGGTTGCGTGGTTTACAACCCTGCTGAGAATTTCTGGTGTGTTCTCGTCGAGCATCGTAGGGATGGCGGCGAGATTCGTCGGTTTATGTCGTTCCACAAGAACCGCCTGGAAGCTCAGATGATCAAGAAGGCTCACGAGGAAGCACATGCGGGTGAGCTCGATACTACTATCTCGATGTTCGAGTACGATTATATTCCGAATGACGAGATGTTGGCTGCCCGAGTGATGATGGATGCATTCGAGCAGATGTTCGATAATACAGACTATGCAGTGGCGGAGAAGAGCAATGACTACAACGACTGACGGCTACGAGCTCTCTGACTTCAAAGTCGATATTTCCGAAGAGCCGGGGTGGGTTAGGATTCGTCTTGAGTGTTTCGCAGACAATCGAGTCGACATACCGTTTCAATTGGCGGTTAATTCGCTGATTGATTCGGAATGCACACACGACACGAAGTTCTTCTACTCGGTGTTGTCGCAAACCATCTCGGACATGGTTAACACCATCACGACCACGGATATTCAACGACCTGATCCATGTGAGTGCCAGGACCATTACTGGTTCAAGACACACCCGGATGATCGTCAGGAGTACTGGCGATCGAAGAGCGGACGGATCTTCCCGAAGACACATACCCTCAAATGCCCACACAATCCAGCAAATCGAAGGAAGAACAATGGCTAGCAAGACCTATATTTTTGGACAGGACATCGCGACCGAGTGGATGGTCCACATCAGTACGGTGGATTCGTCGACCGGGAAGCGATACGAGTACTACGCGTTCTTTGATGATCGTGCGAAGGCTGATACCTACGTGAAGGGTATCGTGGTCACCATGCCTGAGAAGAATGTCGTCATCCGAATGACCAAGGTGGAGTGTTTCGATAACATCGACACTCTGCGAATCTTCTGAAAGGAAAGTCCAAATGTTTACCGTACAGATTGAATACGGAATGGGTAGGTATGCCCCTTTCGAGTCATGCGAAGGTTTCGAAACGATGGACGAAGCATACGAATTCGCGAGCGAGGCCCTCAACGAGGCGTCGGCGGTTATTCGTGAGGGTGCGATTGCGGACAACGCTATCATCCGAATCTGGCGAGAAGACAAGACTGGCAAGCTGATCAACTCTTGCGAGAGGGGTTGTTGACGTGGAAACTGTACCGTACATACTAGTATTCCGAGGGTACTGCGAAGAGGAACTTCGTCACGAGGAGAGACTTCTCTTTAGCAACCTGAGGGATTTGTACGCTCACGCTGCGTGGTTGATTGGGAAACACGGCCTGTACGAGATCCACACTCGCTATGATATTCGGGTTGAATTTGCCGAAATCGACCATATGCCACCTGCCGCATGATGATTTGTAGGGCGGGGGATCGCCTAAAAACGGTCCCTCGCTCTGCAAATACTACTTGGATTCTCATTTTTTGCCGGGACAGGGTGGGACAAAGTGGGCCACTTTTGGGACAGAAGCGGGACAAAAGGGCGTTTTAGCGGGCCTCATTACCCACTAGGATGGGGGTCTCGTTACCCACTACGGGGCCATTTTTGGCCCATTTTGGGACACTGTCCCACTTTTTTGTCCCACTGTCCCACTTTTGGCCCACTTGTCAATGTCGACTTTTCGTTGCAATTTCAAGGAAAAGTCGCTGCTGTCCCATTTGGCCCACTTATTTTTCTATTAAATTAAATTAAATTAAAATTAAATATATATAATAAGAGCCCCGGGACAGTGGGCCAAACGGGACACTTGCAATTTTCATGCAATTTCCAGCCCAAAATCCTAGTGGGTAACGAACCCATACAAAAACTTTTCGTATAATGGATAGAACGGGGCCCATTAGGCCCTTACCCACTGTCCGTTACCCACTGGGGCTTTACCATTTCTTTACCTTTGCGAAAGGAGCGAACATGAGCGCAAGGGAGAACAAGTACCAGCGAGATCTGATTGGGAAGCTATCCCGGGTTCTGCCCGGCTGTCTCATCCTGAAGAACGACCCTAACTATATTCAGGGAATTCCAGATCTCATGGTCCTGCATGGTGACATGTGGGCTATGCTTGAAGTCAAGGCCTCCGAGCACGCTGCGGTTCGACCGAACCAGAAGCTTTACGTTGATCGTCTCTGCCGAATGGGCTTCGCACGATTCGTGTACCCGGAGAACGAGAAGGAAGTCCTTGAAGAACTCCAGACATATTTCGGAGTCCGCCAGTGATCTTCCTCGACCATCAAAACCTCGAAGGAAAGCACGCATTCCTCGGGGCCAGTAAAAGCTCATGGCTCCGGTATGATGATGGTAAGGTCTTGAAGACATATCGCAACGCTCGTGCAGCTGCTATTGGAACTCAACTCCATGAGATTGCTGCTGAGCATATTCGTTTAGGCCTCCCCTTTGGCGAAAACGTGGGGACTGTCGGTACGTTCGTCAATGACGCCATCCGATACAACATGAAGCCGGAACAGGTGCTGTATTACAGCCCTTATGCTTTTGGCACCGCGGATGCTATATCCTTCGACGAGGATCGGGAACTGCTGAGGATCCACGATCTCAAGACGGGCCAAGGCCCTACAAAGTTTGAACAGCTTGAAATCTACGCTGCCCTGTTCTGCCTCGAGTATAATTTTAGGCCGACGATCAACATGCAGCTTAGGATCTATCAGAACGACGCAATCCGATCGCACGTCCCGGACGCAGAAGATATTCGTGACATCATGGCTCGAATCGTCCACTTCTCGGATATTTTAGACTTGGAGGACCAATGCTGAACGTAAATACCCACACCCCTGAAGAAGCCGACGATACTCTGGCTCACTACGGTATTCTGCGTAAGTCGGGCCGTTATCCTTGGGGGTCCGGTAAGGACCCATATCAGCGCTCCCTTGATTTCCAAGGTCTCGTGAAGGGATTCGAGGGTAAAGGGATGAGCGAAGCTGAGATTGCTCGAGGTCTCGGCATGACAACGACAGAACTCCGCGCCACAAAGTCTATCGCCAAGCGAGAACGCCAGGCGGTCGAAATCGCAATGGTGCGCAAGCTCGATGCGAAGAACATGTCCCAGGCTGCTATCGCCGATCGTCTTGGTATTTCCTCCAGCACGGTACGCAACTACCTGAAGGAAGACGCCGGACGAACCGCGAGCAAGATCGAAGGCACCGCGGATATTCTGAAGCGGGAGGTCGATAAGCACAAGTATATTGATATTGGTGCTGGCACTGAGGTGACTCTCGGAACCACCGCGACCTCTCTGAAGCTCGCTGCCTCCACACTCGAAGCACAGGGCTACAAGGTCGAGGATATTAAGATCCGACAGCTCGGCACCGATAAATATACAACCACTCGCGTTCTCGTTGCCCCGGGCACTGAAAAGCGAGAAGTTGTCCAGAACCTGGACAAGATCCATGTCATCGGTGTCCGAACCGACCCCGCCGGTAACAAGCTGTCGCTGAAGCCGCCTGCGCCTCTCGACTCCAAGCGAGTCATGGTTCGATATTCTGAACAGGGGGGTGCTGACATGGATGGTGTCATCGAGATTCGACGAGGTTTGAAAGATCTTAACCTGGGTAAGTCCAATTATGCTCAGGTCCGTATCTCTGTGGACGGTACACATTACCTTAAAGGTATGGCCATGTACGCCGACGATCTGCCTGCCGGAAAAGACATTCGGTTTAATACAAACAAGTCGAAGTCAGTTCCGATGATCGGAGACGGCGATACGGTTCTCAAAAAGATGAAGAGTGATCCTGATAATCCGTTCGGCGCCACTATCCGCCGGCAGATGGAATATTTGGATGCCTCCGGTAAGAAGAGGCTCTCGCCCGTCAACATCGTGAACGAAGAAGGTTCATGGGGGGACTGGTCTAAGACTTTACCTGCCCAGTTCCTTTCGAAGCAGAACCTCTCGTTCGCAAAGCAGCAGCTCGATCTTACGACTGCCGAGAAGAAGGAGAAGTTTGAGACCATCATGTCTCTTACGAATCCGGTTCTCCGCAAGCGAGCGTTGCAGGAATTTGCAGACTCTTGTGATTCGGACGCCACTCGCCTTAGGGCAGCTTCGGTACCGAACCAGGCATATCAGGTTATTCTTCCTGTGAAGACCCTAAAGCCCACCGAAGTGTATGCACCGAATTACAAGAACGGTACCCAGGTTGCACTGGTACGATACCCTCATGGTGGTACTTTCGAGATTCCCATCCTTACCGTAAACAACGGTCACAAGGATGCTCGAAGGACTATCGGTGAAATGGCAGCAGATGCAGTTGGCATCCATCCAAAGGTGGCACAGCGACTGTCGGGCGCAGACTTCGATGGTGATACCGTGACTGTCATTCCAGTCACACCCAAGAGTCGTATCCGTTCCACATCCCCGCTAAAGGGACTAGAAGGCTTTGATCCTTCTGCGGCATACCCTTCGTATCCTGGTATGAAGGTCATGTCGGAAATTACCAAGCAGCGAGAGATGGGTAAGATCTCAAATCTTATCACGGACATGACGATCAAGGGCGCCACCGAGGCGGAGCTCGCGAGGGCGGTTCGCCACTCGATGGTTGTTATTGACGCCGCCAAACATAAGCTGGATTATAAAACGTCGGCCGCTGATAATGGTATTGATTCACTCAAGAAGAAATACCAAGATGGCGGGGGTGTGTCCACGCTTATTTCCCGTGCTGCATCCGAGGTGGATATTCCAAAGAGGAAGCTCCGCTCTGCAGCAAAGGGCGGACCCATCGATCCATTGACAGGCCGTAAGGTATATGAGGACACTGGTGAAACATATACCGTGGTGAAGGAGTTCAAGACCAAGGCGCCTCGTGTCGAAACTGTACTGCGTACACAGAAGGTGTCGCGTATGGAGTTGGTTGATGACGCGCGTAAGCTTTCATCGGGTACACCCATGGAGGAACTGTACGCAGGCTACGCCAACAACATGAAGACCCTAGCTAATAGGGCTAGGAGGGAGATCGTTGATACCCCCACCCTGAAAAGAGACCCCATTGCTGCCAAGGAGTACGCGGATGAAGTGGCCTCACTCAAGGAGAAGGTACGTACGGCCCTCACAAACGCACCCAGGGAACGCCAGGCCCAATTAGTGGCCGGGGGTGTGGTAAAGGCTAAGGTCGACGAGAATCCTTCAATCACTAAGGACGAGCGGACCCGTCTTGAGTCGCAAGCCCTCAAGGCTGCGCGTGCCAGGACCGGAGCCTCCCGCAAGGAGGTACAATTCGACATCACCGACAAGGAGTGGAATGCCATCATGAATGGTGCTGTTAGTAACGCCATGATGGAGTCCATTGCAAGGTATGCGGATCCCCAGCGTTTGAATGAACTATCTATGCCTAAAGACAAGCCAGTTCTTTCGACTAATGTGATTGCTCGCGCTCGTGCTATGGCTCGAAACGGTGCGACCACGTCTGAGATCGCAGAGATGCTTGGTATCTCAACGTCCTCTGTGCGAGAAGCTGTTAGAGGTTGATAGTCATGACAACTCGTTACCTTACAACAACTGACAATCCTTACGATCCTAAAGATGAGTTCGACTTGTGGTTTGCGTTCGACACGAACAATGGCTACAACTCTTGTGCCCTCCTCGATCGTGTGTGTAAGACTAGCTCAAACCTAAGTGATGCGTTGATTGCTGATGATGTGAACGAAGCAATCGATTGGATCATCGCTTGGGACACAACAGGATTGCGAACGTTTGTCGAACGATGAACGTCACGATGGATCGCAAGCCGGAGGATGACCGGTGCCCATCCCTTAACACCCCGGGGGCTGGTAGCGCGATTACCACCCCCACCCCAAATCGCGCCCCTCCTCGATTTACCCCCGGAGGGATATTTCGAGATGGGTTTTAGCCTACACGGCCTGGTTCTCTCATCGGCCGGTCTTTCATGCTCCTTTCAACCGGCGGTCGTGTAGGTTAAAACTCGTCTCGAACGAACCAAAAGAGGAGCATATATGGTTAAAAAGCGGGGAAAGCCCCCTACTAGTCCAGAAGAAGCGGAGCGATTGGCTATCGCAGGCGCGATGGATCTTGCTGCACAGCAGATTATGGACGGTACGGCGTCCAATTCTGTGATCCTTCACTTCCTAAAACTCGGTGGAAGTAGGGAAAAGCTGGAACAAGAGCGAATTAAGGCTGACACTCTCCTCGCACAGGCTAAAGTTTCGGCTCTTGAGTCGGCCGCCCGAACCGAAGAGCTCGTTTCAGAAGCCTTGGACGCCTTCAGGTTATATTCTGGAGAGTCCGATGCGCAGCTATAGCGAATTGTCTAGACTGGAGACTTTCGAAGAGCGACTCGAGTACCTTTCCTTGAACGGAGAGTTCTTCGACGAGACCTTCGGCGGCTCTAGATGGATGAACCAGGATTTTTACAGGTCTGACGTCTGGCGAAAGGCTCGAACAGAGGCGATTGCTAGGGATCTAGGCTGCGATCTAGGTGTAGAGGGTTACGAGATCTACGATGGTATCGTAGTTCATCATATAAACCCTCTGACGCCCCGACAATGCTCTGACGCAGACCCATGCATGTGGGATCTAAACAATCTTATTTGCGTATCTAGGGATACACATAATGCTATTCACTACGGAACGTCTCCACTAGCCCTAGTCGACTTCGAACCAAGGAGTCCAGGAGACACGACATTATGGGGGAGGAGGATCTCGTGACCATTCTAGAAGAGACGAAACGGTATCTTAACATCGAGAATGAAGACACCGATTTCGATCTCGAGCTAACCGACGCTATTGAGAACTCCCTCATGACTGCTACGCAGTTGACAGAGGATCCAGCTCTTCCTCAATCCGCGTCGGATGACTATCCAACCACGGTACTTGGTAGAATGTTGCGACAGTACGTTAATTACTCTGTCAAGCTAGCATTCGATCCACCGGCCACATCATTCACGATTGAGGCCATCAAGCAACTAAGGAGTGAGGTCGAGTGGAGACTCACAATTCAGAGGAACTAGCACATTACGGCGTCCTCGGTATGAAGTGGGGCGTTCGTAAGCAGCCCGAAAACAGTACGGGTTCCGCTATTAAGTCCAAGGCGGAAAAAGATAAGATCGCCGCTGACCGAGTTGCTGCCGCTCAGGCAAAGCTCGATCGAAAGAATGCTGAAAAGGCCGCTAAGAAGGTATCTTCTGCCGCTAAGAAGGCTGCTAGGGGTGTTAAGAAGGCTGCTAGTGGTGCTAAGAAGGCTGCTAGTGGTGTTAAGAAGGCTGCTAGTGCAGCTCGTCAGAAGCTATCTAAGGCCAGTGCCGATCACGCTCAAAAGAGAGCGGAAGCAGCCCGCAAAAAGCTTGAAAACCAGAAGCTTCGAGAAGTTCGCAAGGCTGAGCAAGATCGAAAGAAGAAGCAGCGGGACGCTGAGCACGCTCGAAAGAAGCAAGAGCGCGAGGCGAAGCAGAAGGCTAAGGAAGCAGAAAAGCAGGCTAAGCTTGAGAAGTATGCTACCACGCCAAAGGGCGGCCTTACTCGAGACCAGAGGAATGCTAAGCCGCGAGACCTCGCGACGACAGACCTGATTGAGCAGAATAAGCGTCTGCAGCTTGAGAAGACCAACTCTGAACTCAAGGCGAAGCTGGCTGAATACGAGAAGGCGAACCGATCTCAGTTCGCTAAGCTCGCAGATACGTTCGTAAGCGAGGCAAGCTCGAACCTCACGAAGTACGCGGCCAAGAAGGCTTCTGATATGCTCATCGGAGCGATCGATTCGAATCTTTCGGTCGGTAGCATCAAGAGCCTGGCTAAGGAAGCGGACCGAGCGACCGGTCTCTCGGAGGTCGTAAAGAAGAAGGACAAGAAGTAGTGACACTTTCTAATACGGCCACACCTAAGTATTATGGAGAATTTCGAGATAAAGTCCTCGCGGGCGAAATTCCTGTCTCTCGAACCATTGAAATGGAGATGAACCGTATTGATGATCTTATTGCTAATCCTCGTTACTATTACGACGACCAGGCAATCGAGGGTTTCATCGCTTTCTGCGACAACGAGATGACACTTACCGATGGTGCGGACCTGACGCTGCTCGATAGCTTTAAGCTATGGGCAGAAAGTCTGCTCTCGTGGTTCTACTTCGAACGTGTAACTAAATTCATCCCCGATGAAAACGGACATGACGGTAAATACGTTCAGGTAGACGAGAAACGACGGCTGGTCAACAAACAGTACCTGATCGTCGCTCGTGGTGCCGCGAAGTCGATGTACATGTCGTTCATTCACGCGTACTTCCTTACGATTGATACTGCGACTACGCACCAAATCGCGACCGCACCCACGATGCCACAGGCCGAGGAAACACTCAGCCCGTTTAAGACCGCGATTACGAGGTCTAGAGGACCTCTATTCAAGTTCCTTACGGCGGGCAGTGTGCACTCAACGACTGGCGGTAATCGAAACAAGGCTCTCCTTACGCCGACTAAGCGAGGTATCGAGAACTTCTCGACCAAGTCACTACTTGAAGTTCGCCCTATGAACGTCGATAAGCTTCAGGGTCTACGAACCAAAGTAAACACGGTTGACGAATGGCTCTCCGGAGACGTTCGACAGGATGTCATCTCGGCTCTAGAGCAAGGTGCATCCAAACTCAACGACTGGGTGATCCTTGCGGTCTCGTCTGAAGGTACCGTTCGAAACGGCATCGGCGATTCGATCAAAATGGAGCTACTTAGCATCCTAAAGGGAGACTACTACGATCCTCACACTTCCATCTGGTACTACAGACTGGATGATGTCGAGGAAGTAGCAGATCCCAACATGTGGATCAAGGCGCAGCCGAACATCGGTAAGACCGTGTCTTACGATACTTACCAGCGAGACGTCGCTCGAGCTGAGAATGTACCCTCAGCCCGTAACGACATCCTGGCTAAGCGGTTCGGAATCCCCATGGAGGGCTACACGTACTTCTTCACATACGAAGAGACGATCCCCCACCAGAAGCGAGAGTACTGGCAGATGCCCTGCGCAATGGGCGCTGACCTCTCACAGGGTGACGACTTCTGTGCGTTCACATTCCTATTCCCACTAGGCGATGGTACGTTCGGTGTAAAGACCCGAGCGTACATCACCACTAGAACATTCGACAAGCTACCGGCTGCTGGTCGTGTCAAATACGAATCTTTCATCCGAGAAGGCTCTCTCCAAGTCATGGACGGGACAATCCTCGACATGATCGCAGTCTACAACGATCTGGATGACTTTATCATCCGGTCCGAGTTTGACGTTCGAGCATTTGGCTACGACCCGTACAACGCACGAGAGTTCGTCGAACGATGGGTGACTGAAAACGGACCCTACGGTGTCCATAAGGTCATTCAGGGCGCCAGGACGGAATCAGTTCCACTTGGTGAGCTTAAGAAACTATCTACGGATAGACACCTACTCTTCGATCAGGAACTAATGTCCTGGGCGATGGGTAATACAATCACAATCGAAGATACAAACGGTAACCGAAAGATTCTTAAGAAACGAATGGATCTTAAGATCGACAGCGTCGCAGCATTGATGGACGCTTGGGTTGCTTATAAACAACAGCTAGACGACTTCGCGTAAGAGAGGAGGTCATATGGGTATCCGATCGAGACTGTCTAAAGCCTGGAATGTGTTCACTAACAATGACGATCATTCAGCTATGGTACGAACGTCTAGTGAATATAGACCTAGGTATCGATCTGGCGGAAGTGTTAACCTAGTCCAAACGCTTTATAACAAGATTGCGTTGGATGTCGCCAACACACCAATCCGCCACGTCCGTGTCGATCAAAATGGCAGGTATGATTCCGAACAGCCGTCCAAGCTAAACGAATGTCTTTCGCTCATGGCTAACGTAGATCAAACATCTAATAGTCTGATCTACGAACTCGTATACACGATGCTGGAATACGGGTCTGCGGTTCTGGTACCAGTCGATACAGACATTGCGCTTAACGAAGACGGTTCGTTTGATGTCCTTTCGATGCGCGTAGGTCGTGTTGTAAACTGGTACACAGATGCGGTCGACGTAGATGTCTATAACGACCGCACTGGAAACCGAGAAACGATCAACGTTTCTAAGAATTCTGTCTGCGTTGTGCATTCACCGCTCTATGACGTCACTGCGACAAACGGCTCATTGGCGCAGCGGCTCGCTCGAAAGCTCGACGCTCTAGACGCTATCGACAATAGCGCTCTAGGCAAGAAACTGGATCTTATCATCCAGCTTCCGTACTCAGTTCGAGGTGAACTTAGACAACAGCAGGCAGAGAGCCGACGCGAGGCCATTGAATCGCAGCTTCGAAACTCTGAGATTGGCGTAGCATACGTCGATGGAGCGGAGAAGATCACTCAGTTGAACCGTCCGGTGGAGAACAACCTACTAGATCAGGTTAAGTATCTGACGGAGCAACTCTACAACGCTCTAGGTTTCACTGAGAGCGTGTTCAATGGCACCGCGGATGCGGAGACCAACCTGTCCTACTACAATAGGACGGTCCGACCGATCTTGGACAGCATCACCAAGTCGGCCACCATGGTCTTTCTTACTAGGACTGCTCGCACGCAGGGTCAGCGTATCATCTATGTTCGCGATCCCTTCTCGTCAGCATCCCTAGACTCAGTCGCATCCATGGCGCAAACGTTCATCACCAACCTTGTGATGACGCCTAACGAGATTCGTTCAATCATCGGTCTTCCTCAGGCAACAGATCCTAAGGCTGATCAGTTGGCGAACCCGTACACCAGCTCCGCTAATGCGGAAACCAAACAGGAGGTTCAAAATGACAGTGTCGAAGCTTGACACTAGCAAGGCCGACTTTGACGGCTGGGCCACTGTTGCCGGCGTTAAGTGCTCCGACGGTCGTACTATCGGCCACGACGCATTTTCGCAGAACGATGGGGCCGTTGTGCCTCTTGTTTGGCAGCACGGCCACGGCGAAGTCACCAATGTCCTTGGACACGCTATGCTCGAGAACCGAGGTAATGGCGTGTACGCCTACGGCTTCTTCAACGGAAGCCAGCAGGCGGAACATGCGCGAGAACTGATCGAACACGGTGACATTAACGCCATGTCGATCTTCGCGAACCAGCTCCAGCAGAAGGGTCCCGTCGTCGAACACGGAAACATCGTTGAGGTGTCTCTCGTTCTCCGAGGAGCCAACCCCGGAGCAGTCATCGAGAACGTCTCTGTGGCTCACAGCGACGATTCTGGATACTCCGCCATCATCCGAATCACGGAAGATGACGCAACTCATGAAGACTTCGAGGGTGGGGACGAAGAAACCGCCAACGAAGAAGATTCCTCTCCCGAGGGGGATCGTACTATCGGTGACATTCTGTCCGATCTCACCGAAGAACAAATGGAGGCAGTCAATTATCTGATCGCCGCCGCAATCGACATGGAATCTGAAGAGGACTCCGATGAGGACTCCGAGGAAACCGACGAAGAAACCGACGAAGAGGAAAACATGAAGCACAACATCTTCGAGGGCGGCGACAAGGCTGCCCAGAACACCCTGTCCCACTCGGATTTCGCGGCTATTGTTGAGCGCGCGAAGACGAACGGCACCACTCTGTCGGAAGAGCTCCGACACGCGGACTATGGTATCGAGAACATCGGTTACCTGTTCCCCGACGCCAAGTCCATCACCGATGAGCCCATCACTCTCGATCGCGATCAGAGCTGGGTTTCGGTCGTTATGGGCGGCACCAAGCACTCCCCGTTCGCTCGCATCAAGTCGATCTTCGCGGACATCCGCGACAATAAGGCAAGGGCGAAGGGTTACGCCAAGAAGGCAGCGAAGAAGACCGATGAGGTTATCAAGCTGCTGATGCGTACAACCTCCCCCACGACCATCTACAAGAAGCAGCGTCTGGATCGCGACGACATTGTTGACATCACCGACATGAACGTCGTCTCCTGGCTGAAGAACGAGATGAAGGGTAAGCTCAACGAGGAAATCGCTCGCGCGATCCTTCTGGGTGACGGTCGTACCGAGTCCGATCCGGATAAGGTGAACGAGGAGGCGATTCGCCCGATCATCAAGGAGAACGAGCTCTACGCGATTCACAAGGTCCTCGAGCACACCACGACCGACGAGACCCTGGTTGACGACATCGTCCTGGCTTCCGCGGATCTCGAGGGCTCCGGTTCGCCGACTCTGTTCATCGATAAGAAGCGCCTTGTCAACCTCCTTCTCCTGAAGGACAAGAACGGTCGTCGCATTTACGAGACCGAGGCTTCCCTCGCGGCTGCCATGGGCGTCTCGAAGATCGTCACCGTTCCTCAGATGAACGGCTTCGAGCACCAGGTCAAGGGCGTTGACACCGAGCTGCTCGCTATCGTGGTCGACCTGCGTGACTACACGATCGGCTCCAACGCTGGTGCTGAGCTGGGTATGGCCGAGACGTTTGATCTCGACTTCAACCAGTACAAGTACCTAATGGAGACCCGTCTTTCGGGCTCCCTGACCGCGCCCTACTCCGCTCTCACGATCTCTCGCAAGAAGGAGTGACGGTATGTCGAAGTTTAGCGGTAAGCTAGGCTTCGTAACAACGGTGGAGACGGAGGAAGGTGTCTACATAGAGGACCGAAAAGAAGTACCGGCTAAGGGATTCCTGCGACGGATCACGAACCGATACAACAATTCAGACTCTGTAAACACCAACCTCCGTCTCTCAAACGAAGTTAGTGTACTAGCAACCCCGTGGACGAATCACCATTTGATGGACCTTCGATACGTTGTGTGGAAAGGTTCAAAATGGGAGGTACAATCGGTATCTATCGATCCACCCAGGGTTACGATCACTCTAGGAGGCCTCTATGCGCACGTATAAGGACCTCTTACATCTTCTCAGGAAGGCAGTAGCCCATAACAGGATCTACTTCCAACCGCCTGAGAATCTTAGGCTGGATTACCCTGCGGTACTTTTCCACCTAAGTCGTAACATGTCAACGCACGCATCGGATCGTCGTTACAAGGATGCTCAGGAGTACACTGTTACTCTTATCACTAAGGATCCTCAACCTGATGCGATCGATGCGATCCTCGACATACCTTACACAACTCTAGACACGACGTACGTATCTGAGGGTATGAATCACTTCGTGTTTACAACCTACCTCTAAGGAGAAATCATGGCACCCATTAAGTGGGACGAAGAGGGCCAGCACATTTACCAGACTGGCGTCAACAAGGGCGTTCTGTTCCCTTACGACCTCAAGCAGAACCGTTACGGTAACGGCGTCGCTTGGAACGGTCTGAAGTCAGTTTCGGAAAGCCCTGAGGGCGCTGAGTCTTCGGACATCTACGCGGACAACATCAAGTACCTGACGCTGATTTCGGCGGAGAACTTCAAGTTCACCATCGAGGCGTACACGTACCCGGATGAGTTTGCAGTCTGCGACGGCACTGCGGCTCTTGTTGCCGGTATCAACATCGGTCAGCAGCCCCGCACCCGTTTCGCGTTCTCGTACTGCACGAAGCTGGGTAACGACACGAAGGGCGACCAGTATGGTGAGCTTCTTCACATCATTTACGGTGCGATGGCCGCACCTTCCGAGAAGGCATACAACACCATCTCGGATTCGCCCGAGGCCATCGCGTTCTCGTGGGAATGCTCCACGACTCCGATCAACGTGACTGGCGCTCAGCCCACCTCGCTGATCACGATCGACTCGACCAAGCTCACTCCCGAGAAGTACAAGAAGATCACCGACAAGCTTTACGGCGCTGCTGGTCCCGCTGCGCTTCTCACCCCAGATGAGATTAAGACGCTCGTCGCAGCATGATCTCACTAACGCTTGAACTCCCCGGGGAGGAACGGTTTGATGAGGATACCTCCACATTCATATCGATGCCTCCGTGTACGCTACACCTAACGCATTCTTTGTACGCTGTGAGTAAGTGGGAATCCGTCTATAAACGGTCGTTTCTAGACAACCCACCCAACACACCTGAAGAAACGCTATACTATGTAGAGTGTATGTCAGAGGAACCACTCCCCGGGGATTTCATGCGTCGACTTGATCGAAGCATTCAAGTCAAAATAGCAGACTATATCTCCGACGGAGCCTCTGCAACACATCTACTTGATCCACCCTCTAGAGGTGGACCCAAAGATTCCATGACCAGCGAACTGATTTACTGGTACATGTCGCAATTCAACATCCCATACGAGTGTGATAAGTGGAATCTGAACCGACTACTTACATTAATCAAGCTGAGCGCCGCGAAGCAAGGCGGAAGCAATGCTAGCGCGAGCGCAACAGCGGCTCAACGAGCGGCTATGAACAAGGCTCGCCGAGCTCGATACAACTCGAAAGGATAGCTATGGACTACTCTAACCTCATTGCAGATAAGCAGTTCTTCATCAACCGATCCTTCACGCACGGTCGTGAGGGTAACAACATCGAATTCATCGTTCTGCACCATAACGCAGGCGTCCGTCAGTCTACCGAGACTGTCGGTCGATTCTGGGAGGGTGCCGGAACGTCGGCTCACTACCAGGTCGAGGTCGATGGAACCATCGGTCAGACGGTTCACGACTACGACACGGCGTACCATGCTGGCAGCTGGGAAGCGAACACCAAGTCCATCGGTATCGAGCACGCCAACATCACGGGTCCCAACGACGGCACACCTTGGGACATCTCCGAGGCTACAATCAAGTACGGCGGCTATCTTACTGGCGCACTGTGCTATGGCTACGGGCTTGGAGCTCCTAAGTGGGGCTGGAATGTGTTCCCGCATTCGGACTTCTCGTCCACTGCGTGCCCGTTCCAGCTCCGAGACAAGTACCGCGATGCTTACATGGGCTACGCAGTCGAGATGTACAACCGTCTCGCTGGTGGAGAGGTCGCTCCGGCGTATGCTCCTCCCGCGGTCACGACCGTTGATCGTCGAGAGCAGCTTGCGAAGGCTCTGCACTGCTCTTCAGACGCTTCGGATCTGAACCTGCGAGCGCTCGTTCTCGTCTCCGCTTCTGATTGGGGCGGTAACAACTTCCCGTGTGGCGTTGAGTTCGCTCAGCAGGTCGTGGGTACTGAGGTCGATGGGATCTGGGGTGAGAACTCGGAAGAGGCTCACGACGATACCGTTGCTGAGGTCCAGCGAATCCTCGGTGTTACCACCGATGGTATCGTTGGCCCGATCACCGCGACCGAACTCACCCGCGTGATCAACAACTAACAGAAAGGAGGGCCGTCATGATTGAGATGAGTTTCAAAGGAGACTTCGACACGTCAAAATGGTTGCAAAGAGTAAAGGATCAGAACCTTCGCTCTGTGCTTAACGACGCTGCTTCACGTGGTCTGGCGGCCCTCCAATCTGCAACGCCCACGAAGACTGGTAAAACAGCTTCTTCCTGGGCGTATAAGACGGTTAAAACCAGCCGAGGTATTAAGATCGTCTGGTATAATACCCATGTTGTCGATGGAGTGCCTATTGCCATCATCCTGCAATACGGACACGGTACTAGACAGGGCGGATATGTACAGGGTCGAGATTACATCAACCCTGCCATGCGCCCAATTTTCAATGAGATCGATGAAATGGTGAGAAAGGCACTCGAGTAACATGGCAAAGTCTATTGAAAACAAGGTCGTGAGTCTTGAACTCGACGACTCTAAGTTCTCTTCCAAGGTTGAGGGCGTTCTAAAGAACGTAACCCGACTTAAGGAAGGAATGAACTTCAAGACTGCAACCACCGGTCTTGATGGAATCAACCCAGCAGCTCAGAACGCCGCCAGGGGGATGAATGGCCTCGCCACCAGCGTTAAGAATGTAAATACTACTATCAACGGGGCCTCTTCAGGTGCAACTGCGAGTACGGCGAACATCGGTGCTGTCGCTAAGCAGACGTCGACGAACTTTACAATGCTTGGAGGCGCTGCCTCTGTAGCGCTCGGTAATATCGCATCGAAGGCTATCATGGCCGGCGGTTCGATTCTCTCCTCCTTTGCATTCGGTCCGATTCTGGACGGTTTCCGGGAATACGAGAACCAGCTTAACGCGGTTCAGACTATTCAGGCTAACACCTTCTCCAAGGGTGAGACGGTAGCCACCATTAATGCAGCCCTCGATGAGCTGAACCAGTACGCTGATAAGACGATTTACTCGTTCAGTGAAATGACCAAGAACATTGGTATGTTCACATCAGCAGGTGTCGGCCTGAAGGAATCAGTATCCTCGATTAAGGGCCTTTCCAACGTGGCCGCTATGTCGGGTGCGTCTTCAGCACAGGCAGCCACGGCTATGTACCAGCTTTCGCAGGCACTGTCAACTGGTGTCGTGAAACTCCAGGACTGGAACTCGATTGTCAACGCCGGTATGGGTGGCGAACAGTTCCAGGAATCGCTTAAGCGAACCGCTCGTACATACGGCGTCGAAGTCGATGCAATGATCGACAAGGCTGGATCTTTCCGAAATTCGCTAGCTCAAGGTTGGCTTACTTCGGAGATCATGATCGAGACGCTCGCTCAGTATACCGGAGATCTTTCCAAAGAACAGCTCCTGAGTGCCGGTTATACGTCCGAGCAAGCAGACGAGATCATGCGTCTAGCGGAAACTGCAAATGATGCAGCTACGAAGGTTAAGACTTTCGCTCAGCTTATGGATACCGTTGCAGAATCCCTGGGCTCTGGTTGGGCGTCTCTGTTCCGTACCTTCTTCGGCGACTTCGAACGAGCTCGAACCCTTTGGACCGGCGTCAGCGATGTCGTCAATGGCGGCATCAGCGCATTCTTCGATGCCCTGCAGGGGATCCTAGATCGCTGGGACGAACTCGGCGGATGGTATGAGTGGTGGTATGCCCTCATGGATCTGTGGAAGGCAGCCTCTAAGCCCATCTTCGCTATCGGTCAGGCAATCAAGGATGTCTTCAACGGGGACGCTGGCGGTGCACTGTTCGCATTCTCGAAGTTCTTCCACCATGAAATTGCCAACTGGCTGATCATGTCGGACCAGATGGCTTCGGACATCGGCCGAATCTTCAAAATGGTAGCCCAAATCATCTGGCCGGTGGTTAAGGCACTATTTGGATTCGGAGCTGCCATTGGTCAGGTGGTCGTCGCCATCGTTAAAATCGGCCTGATTCTTATTGGCGCACTGGTCAAGCCACTACTCCAAATCGGAGCTAAGATCTCTGAGATCATCGACGTATTCGCAAGCTGGTTTAGCCAGATGTTTGACGGCGTCGACATACTCGGAGCACTTTCTTCTGTACTGGACACAGTGGTTGGATGGGTTCAGACTCTCGCAGACTGGTTCGTGCAGCTCACGAGCGTTGCAATCGCGCCTTTCTTCAACGGTATCCGAACCGTCATTGAAGCAGTGCTCCCTCCGATCGGCGAATTCTTCGGGGTCCTTAAGGACGCCATTAAGAACGTCTTCGGTCCTATCGGAGCTGCTCTGTCAGGTCTTGGTGGATCGTTTAACGATTTCGTAAACGACACGTCTGGTCCTTTCGGTAAGCTCACTTCGATCATTCGGAACTGGGGTACCTCTTTCTACAAGTCAATGGAAGGAATCGCCAAGGAGATCGGCCCTGCTTGGTCAGCTAAGGTTAAAGCCTTTGGCGAAACCATCAAGCCGATCTCTGAGAACATCGGTAAGATGCTCGGCGGGGCTGTTAAGTCCGCATCCGACGCATTTGGCAAGTTCTGGGAGAACTCCAAGCCCGGTCTTCTGTTGGCTTGGAAGGAATCTCTTAGTACTGTAGCCCAGGCCTTCAAGTCTTTCGGCGGAAAGATTGGTCAAGCTAAAGACGCTCTTGTAGAGTTCTTCGGCCCCCAGGTCGAAGCTGTCAAGGTTTTCGGTCAGATGATCGGCGACGGCTTTAAGAAGATCGGTGAAGGACTGAACTTCGGCTCTGCCTTCTCTGGAATCTCCAATGGCTTCAAGACCATGATGGATTCGTTCGGTCCTCTGGGCGAACTCGTCAATATGGTAGTTGAGCTGTTCGGAAAGCTCGGTAAGATCCTGCTCGACCTCAAGGACAAGATCTTCACTGGGTTCTCCGGAGCTGGAAAAGCCGTAGGCGGTGTCTTTAGTGGCCTCGCGGCTACGGCTAAGGGGGCTCTAGACACGTTCGGTATCCTTGGTACTGCCGTACTCGGACTGACTAAAGGCTTTGTCGCCCTAGCATCTGCAGCCGCGGATACCTTAGGTAAGCTGGTTGATGGTCTTACGTCTGGAGTCAGTGCTGTTAAGGATTTCGCGGCAAGTTCGACAGCATTCGGATCGTTTAAGAGCAACATCGGTAGCGCCCTGAATAGTACCGGCAAGCTGATCCAGAATTTCTGGCAGGGGCTGGGCAGCAGTCTGCAGTCCATGTCACTCAGCGACCTCTTAAGCGGAGCTCTGCTCGGTGGCGGTCTTGCAATGGGCTTCAAGACCCTTCAGAATTTGCTCGGCGGTTTCCAAAAGGTCACTGATTCAGCAAGTGGAATGATGGGTAAGATCGGGGGTGTGTTTGGAGAACTTAAGACTGCTCTAAGCACCCTAACCGAAGCCATCAAGGCTAAAACGCTGCGTGATATTGCAGTTTCGATCCTAATTCTGGTCGGAGCACTCTTTATCCTGGCGATGCTTCCTGCGGATAAGCTTATCCAGGGTTCGATCGCAATCGGCGTTCTCGCGAAGATCCTAACCACGGCTCTTAATAGCCTGTTCTCGATCAAGACAGATCTGAAGAAGATGAGTGCTCTATTTGGAGCTCTCTTCATGCTCAGTGGAGCGCTAGTTATGCTCTCCATCGGCGTCGCGATCCTTGGTTCCATGGACGTTAAGACTCTTGGTCAGGGTCTCATCGCCATCGGGCTCATGGTCGAGGGACTGTCTAGGGTAGTTGATAAACTATCTTCTAAAGAGAAGAAGATGGTTTCGGGTGTTGCGGCGCTACTTGGTATGGCGATTGCAATTAACCTGCTAGTCGCACCGGTTGCACTTCTCGGTCTGCTGCCCACCGGAACCATTATCCAAGGTTTGGTTGCAGTCGGGTTGCTAATGGCCGGTATCGCTGCTTTTGTCAAGTACATTGATGACAGCAAGGACTCCTTGGGGCAGATGGTTGGCACTGCAGTGCTTCTGAACCAGCTCGCGGGGGCTATCGCCATTCTGGCCGGTGTTGTGGCACTACTCGGCATGATTCCAACGGATAACTTGATTCAAGGTATCCTTGGGATGGCGTCTGTAATGGCCATCATGGTGCTATCCGTGAATAACATCGAGGTGGAATCTCTAACCGGAGTATTTAGTTTGGTTATCATGGCTGGTGCCATGCTTATCGCAGCTAAGGCACTGGAAGAGATCGCCAGCATGTCGTGGGGCGATTACCTTAGCGCCGTAGTTAGACTGGGTCTTGTAATTGCAGGCCTCGTCTATGCCGCAAACTCCGCGGAAGCTTCTCTAGAAGGTGTTGGTGCAGTTGCGTTGCTCGCTGGTGCAGTTCTGCTCCTAGCTGGTGCGCTTTCCATTATCGGAGGCATGAGTATGGAGCAGATCGGTAACGCACTGATCGGCCTTGCTGGTGGCCTTCTGATTCTGCTGGGCGCAGCTGCAATCGCAGAGTATGTAGCTCCAGGGCTTCTTGCTCTTGCGCTTGCTATCGCTGCTATCGGAGCGACCGTAATCGGAGTTCTCGCCGGTATTACCATTCTGGTGATGGCCTTTACGGCGTTTATCAGCGTGATCAGTATGGCGGGACCAGCTATCGGAGCCGGTATGGTAGCGATTGCTGGTGGAATTGCGGCGGGAGCGGCTATTATCGCGGCTGCATCTCCTGCGATTCAAGCAGCACTGATCGGCGTTGCGAACGCTATTAAGAATGCCGCCCCTGCGATCGGAGAAGCTCTACTAGCACTGGTCAAGGCCTTTGGTCCAGTTCTTGTGGAGCTCGTTAAGGTTGTCGGGGATGGAGTTAGGCAGCTTGCTGAAGAGCTAATTCGACTAATTGCCGAACAGGGTCCGGGTATTATCTCGGCCGTCATCGGTTTCTTGGTTGAGGCACTTACGCAGTTGGCTGATAACATGCCCACCATTCTCGAAAAGCTGATTGCAATTATAGAATCGGTTCTCACCGCTATCGATGAGTACCTTCCGGTCTTGGGGCAGCACCTCATTTCCTGGCTCACCTCGATTATGGAATGGCTTCAGCAGCTAGTTCCGGTAGTCCTCCAGTTCGTTGTGGATTTGGTCGTAAGCATCATTAACACACTCGCTGAGAACATACCGCAGATGGTCGAAGCAGGCGTTAACCTGATTAACGCGTGGTTGACTGGTATGGCTAGTATGGCTGCCGGAATTATCGACGCCGCGTTCAATGCTCTTATCACGTTTATCAACGCGTTCTCGAATGCAATTGATCAGCGTGGTCCAGAGCTAAAGGCAGCCGTGTGGAAGCTGGTCCAGAGTATCGCGAATTTCCTCTTCGGCGATATCGCTAATATCGCTGGAGAAGTCGGGAACAAGGCTTGGAGTATTGGTCAGAACATCATCGACGGCATTAAGAGAGGCATCAGCAACGCTAAGGATGCAGTCATCAACATGATGCGCAACCTTGCAAGTAGCTGCCTCGACACGGTGAAGAGCTTCCTCGGTATTCATTCACCGTCAAGGAAGTTCGCCGAAGTTGCGAAGTTCATGATGCTCGGTATGACCAAGGGTCTCGGAGACAATGAGGACATGGTTTATCGAGATCTGAAGGATATCTCGGAGAAGATCCTAGACACAATGGATGTCAACATGGACTACTCACCTGTAATTAAACCTACGGTCGATACGTCAGAGATCCAAAGCCTACGTGACCTAGAACTCAGCGGCGTTCACGCGTCCGTTATCGGTTCATCGGTTCAAAATGGCAGCCAAATGCAGCAAGAGATCCGAGCACTTCGCGAGGAACTGAAGAACAACCAGACCCCCACGGTCTTCAACCAGTACAATACATCGCCTAAGGCGCTCGACCTGAGTGAAATCTATCGTCAGACCGAGCGTCAGATCGAACGAATGAAAAGGATTTGATCGTCATGCCCATCTCAAGAATCTCGCTTAATTCTAGTGTCGACGGTAGTACACTAAACCTTGATCTAAACGTTATTCAACAGGGATGGGTGACTCAAATCATCGAGGGTACGTTCGGTGATAAGACCAACTACAGTTTTACAGATGGTAATCTTACCTCTGTCGAGTCGTCGAACATCGACATTAACGTACGCATGACTCCTGTAGTGACTATCACCGAGCGTACCCCCGAATCGATCCTTAATTATCTCGGGAAGATCGTCAGGAATAGCAGCGTAACGTTAACTGATACAGATATCCCAAGTCTATCCATCAATTATACGAAACAAGCTAATAATACGTTTACTGCAGAACTTGTAGAACAACCTACTTCTACGTGGACCCAAGATTGCGTAGTTAGAGAGATTAAATATAACTATTCGGAAAAACCAGCCACAATCGAATTCACGATTACGACAACTAAGCCTTATCTAAGGGGCTCAACCTTTGATTTTTACTACTATCTCAACAGCACGACAATTACTGACATCGTCGTACAGTTTACAAAAATCTTCAACCGTCTGATGGATCTTAACGTTTACGGAGATATTGACGGCCTCGCCCTGATAATACCTCCCGCGTATAGAGGTGGCTCTCAAAACATAAATGCCAAAGATTTCCCATATAAACTCTACATTAAGTCTGAAGACTCGTCTAAGCCACGTGAAGCATGGATTACCAAGTCTAATACAGGGTACAAAAAGTTCACTTTTACAAATGGCGCAAATAACGTTAGCTCTTATGGATATATAACTGAAGCATACCCTATGTTTAACGTTAGAACCCTTAAGTATATTCTGGATACTTACGGTAGTTACTCATCATACAAGATGGACATGCCCCTGGGGAAAGCAAGTTCCTGGATTAGATTTACACAGCTGAAACGAGGTCTGTAACGATATGCCAACTATGGTACAAGTCCAAAAACCAAGGACTACTGAATTCGACAACTATCCGGTCTTCGATCTTCTGATCAACCAAGACATAAAGACTTCGTCTCTAAAGTTTAGATCTACTGACCCTAACGCTCCGCTACCAGGTAGCCTAGTCGCTGTTTTCTCAGCGGTAGATTTGGCTTTTGTAGTTGAATCAGTATCGATTGATTTCAATGACGTAGTAGAAGTTAACTGTATATCGGCTTGGGAGTTTCTAAAGCGTAGAAGTTGGAAAATGTACGCTAAGAGAGATACATTTATCCCCCGAGGTGATTTCCGTACATATAGTGATTTCTTCGACTGGATGAATCTTACCCCGAATCAGAGAATGGGTTTTGATTTCGCATCTAGTTTACCACTCGGGAATCTTAATACTGTGGATGTAGATCCCAATATGTCGGTTTATGATCTAGCATGTGACCTTATTGCTGGGCGAAACATGGCATTAATTTCTCGTATCTCAGATAATATATCAAAAACCAACACCACTAAAGTAGTTCTAGAGTTTTTGGATCTGGATAGTTCAGATTCGTCCATTTTTAATCTCGGATACGTAAAGGCTTCATTCACGAGACAGCTTCCAGATAAACCAACCCACTGGACAATCATCGATACTAGTGATTCTGGAAACTATAAAATTTCATCCCGAGGAAATATTCGAACATGGAGGCAGAATCATGCATATATGTTCGATAGCGGAGAGTATAAAGGTCCATATCGCTATGACGTTACCATTCAAGGTGATTCTAAGAAGGAGTGGGGGCCGCTCACTATTGGCATTCGACCAGGGGACTTAAAGACATCTGTTATTGAAATCGGTAAACTAGACGGTCAGGATTTCGGTCATCTAACTGTCGGAAAACCTGTGTCATTCTCAGCTCTCGGTATGTATGTCACCGGTTACGTAGTTGGTAGGTCTGTTAGCGGTGGCCAGATTACGAATTATTCGATCAAAATCCAGCCAGATCACTTCTACAAAGATGGGAGGGACGTCACGGGAGAATGGATGTAGGACGACTCATTGAAGTTATCCTATCTTTAGGTACTGCACTTCTTGGTGGGTCGGGCCTCTGGGCTTGGTTACAGTCCAGGTCTACTAAGAACCATGCTGAGGACGACCTTCTTATCGGAATAGCTCGTTCGCAAATCATAACGCTCGGTAGGTACTACATCGAGAGGGGGTATATCCTAATCGATGAGTACGACGACTTTTACAATTATTTGTATAAGCCGTACGTGAAAATGGGCGGTAATGGATTGGGAAAAAGGATCTTCGAAGAGGTCGAAGATCTCCCAATGCTACCTAAAGGTAGCGACGGAAGGAAAGAAATATGAAGAATGAACACTACGATGTTCTGAAGAACATTGGCCTGCTGTGGATCCCCGCACTGGCAACGTTCGTAAACACCGTTGGTATGGTGTGGGGAATTGCCTACACCAATGAGGTTACGGCTACCATTACTGCTTTTGGGGTTCTCCTCGGAGCAGGTCTCAAGGTCAGCTCCGACCGCTACGCGCCGCCGGTTGACGGTGATCTTGTCGTCACCAAGCACGATGAGGTCTATGCCGACTTTCCGGCAGAGCCCTCTAAGTTGAATGACGGCGACACGATCACTATGAGGGTCACGAAGCCTTCCGGGACTTCAGACTAATAAAAACACGGGCTATAGTGAGATATATTCACTAGAAAGGAGCATCTCATGCCCAACGTCGAACGCCTCTACGAACACGAGGACCTCGAAAACGAAGTTCTTAATTGGCTCGGCGGGGAAGACCCCTCCACAAATGAATACACTACCGCTGTCGGTAACCTCGAAAGGTTGCATCGGCTCGCTAAAGATTCAGATCTTAAGCAGAAGCTGATCCCCTCTTCGGAGACTATCGCCAACGGGGTTGTTTATTTGCTGGGTCTCCTCGCCGTGCTCAATTACGAGCAGACTCACGTCCTCGCCTCGAAGGCATTCGGAATGCTGAAGTTCCGTCGCTAGAACTCTCAGACCTATAACTCCAGAAAAACTGGGGTTATAGGTTTTTCGCAAAATCTACACAGAGCATAATGAGAACTATCAACCTCTATAAAAGGAGTCATCATGCTTGACATTATGCTCTTCGCAATCATCGCCCTGTCTCTGTCCCTCATTGCCGCGTTGATCAAGATCGCCCAATACAAGGCTCGGATCGATAAGATCCAGCACACTCTATGGGTTGCTTTTGACAACGCAGGCCTCTTCAGTGGGACCGAGCTGCTAGACGCTGTTATGCGAGACATCTGGCATACACTCTACGACTGATCTATAACCTATAACCCAAACACGGGTTATAGGCTTTATGCACAAAATCTGCACGTCCTATAATGAGAACTACCAACCTCTATGAAAGGACCAAAAATGTTCACCTACTCTCGTCTGCTTGACGTCTACTACATCTCCCCCGAGAACCTCCGTATGCTCGCGGTTGTTGCTGTGGTCGGCGCACTGCTGCTCGCGATCTTTGTCATTTCCGGTATCTGCGATTTCGTTCGTGGTCTCATCAACCTTCCCAAGGAAAAGAAGGCTGCTGAAGAACTCAACGAACTTCGTTCGATCAAGGAGAAGTACAACGACCTGCGCGCGATCGTGCTCTCTGACCCCAACCTTCGCTCTGCGTACGCTGAGCTTCTTGTGGATGGTGAGTGATGTCACCGAGAAGTGACTTCATCCTCAGATTCACAGCTCTCACCTATAACCCAAAACACGGGTTATAGGCTTTTGCACACTTTTTACAGTTCCTATAATGAGAAGATTACTCTCTACAAGAAAGGAACTACCATGTTCACCCAGACCCTCATCGCCATCGTCGGTATCGCTTTCTTCGCTGCCTCTACCGTGCTCTACTACGCACGTATGTTCAGCTGAAAAGCAACCCTGATCTAATAGGGTCTAAAGGACATCTCTCCACCTTTAGACATCTCTCACCTATACACCCTACATGGTGTATAGGCTTTAAAAAACACTTGTCCTATAATGAGAAGATTACTCTCTACAAGAAAGGAACCCTCATGTCTATCTCAACCCGTAACATTGCCTTCGTTGCAACGTCGACCGCATCCATTATTGCGCTGTTCTACCGGTGTCTGTATCTGGCTGGCCTCGCGGAAGGCATTCGAAAGTCTCGTGACGTCGATATTCGACTGATTAAACTGGAGACTTCGATTGCTTACCGCAAGCGTATCAACCAGGTATTGGATATCTGTGTCGATAGCGGGATGGACGGTGACAGCTTGAAGGCTATCACTGAGATCACCAGCGGGCCTCTTAGTTAACCTCCCTCACCTATAACCCAAAACACGGGTTATAGGCTTTTTACTCGCAAAAATAACGCGTCTTATAATGAGAACCAACCCCTCCTGAAAGGACACCATCATGTCTGTCAAGATCCCTCTCTCTTACGCTGTTGCTGGCGCATTCAGCATCTTTGCGCTCTCCGCCTCCTACGGTATGGAGTGGCAGAAGAAGTACTACAAGAAACTCTTCAAGCTCTCCTTCACCTCCAAGGATGAGATGACGCGCAAGTTTGCTAACCGGCTCATCTTCGAGGATCTTCGCATTCAGCTCGAACCTCCCACAAAGGAAGACTGAGCTCTCACCTATACACCTTACATGGTGTATAGGCTTTCACACATTTTACGTAGACTATAATGAGAACCAACCCTATGAAAGGACCCATTATGTCTACCATCATCACGTTCCTTGTTGGTGCCATCGCCGTCGTTCCATTTTGGTGCGCGTTCGGTGCTATCCTCCACGCGTTTGACCTCGACCAGAAAATCTACGAGATTTGGACCGACGTCTTCGAGTGGAAGCTGATCCCCGTTTACGCTCTCATCATCATGTTCCTACTCCCGGCGATCGGTGCCTACACCATCGTGAAGGTCGCGTTGGACAAGACGTTCAAACGTTGATCTCAAACCTATAACCCAAAAACACGGGTTATAGGCTTTCTCGACTCCTACGCAAAAAATACTCCGCCTATAATGAGAACTAACCCCTCAAGAAAGGAACCCTCATGTCCAAGTCTACCGAAATCGAAGAGACCCCCGAGAAGGCCCCTCTCCTGAACCGCATCAGCGATTTCGCTGAGAAGAGTATCCCCGTCGCTAAGGCTGCTGCCCTTGGCTCGGTCGCACTCTTTCTCGGCGGACTCACTGTCCTGTCGTTCACGAGCAAGGGCGATTCGGACTCCGACTCGGAAGAGTGACATCTTCCTCTGAGATCAATCTCACCTATACACCTTACATGGTGTATAGGCTTTTTCATGAAAAGGAGCGACATCATGATCAAGCGTAAGGTCTACAACATTGACGAGGTTGACGTCGCCATCCCCCCGGGTGGTATCGTATCGATCTCCCCCTACTGCAGCCACCCTTTCCCGACCAATAAGCTGGAGATGCTCGCAATGGGCATCTTCATCGATAAGTATATTCCGGGAAAGCCGGTCCGCATGCGTTACGGATACCCTCGTAACCATGAAGACGTCCAATTCAGAAACTCCTACGGGGATCTTGTCATGATCCACCGAGAATACGCTGAGGATCCTGAAGCCTCATACGCCGTAGTTCCTTACCGCGTGGCTAGCTCGGCGGATAGGACTGCATTCGCTAAGAATTTTGTCATTGTAGACAGGAGTCTCAGCACTATCGATTACCTCTCCGTCCCGTCTATCGATGTCGGTGCAGATGCTCGCTTCATCCCGATTCGAGCAGAATCTCTAATCGACAACGATCTACTCTTCGCAATCAATTCTCTCTGAAAGGCAAACTACAATGGAAACCTTCGGCACCATCATCATGCTCATCATCATCCTCGCCTTCGTCACCTTCATGATGATCATCAACGCGATCTCCAAGATCCTCGGCGGAGGTACTGGCAAGATTGCTGCTACCGGCTTTGTCGGCTTCCTCCTTTTCAAGGCCTTCGGCCCGAAGCTCGAGAAGTACGTCGAGGAATACCGCAACCGCAACAACCAGAACAAGTGACACACAACTGAATATTTCCCAGTGAGAACCCCATCCTTTGAAAGGAAGCATCCAACCATGAATCTCAAGTACATCGCCAAGGGCATCTTCAACTGGTGTAAGGCAAACCCCCAAATCTTCATTACCGGACTCGGTATCGCCAGCTCTGTGGCTACCGCGATTACGTCTGGTCGATGCCATGCAAAGGCCGTCCAGGTCGACGCTGGTAAGTCGGATAACCTCCTAGATTTCATCAAGCGAAACTGGAAATGCTACGTCCCGGCTGCACTTTCCCTCGGTACGACTATTTTCTCGATCGTTGCGCTCCACGGAGCCACTGAGAAGAAGTACCAGGCCCTCGCTGCCGCATATTCTGTCTCTCAGCTCGATTTGTCTGAGCTCCGCTCCAAGTTCACTGAGCAGGTGAAGGTTCTCAAGGAGGGCGCTACCGAAAAGGACAAGGAAGTAGCCACCAAGAAGCTTCCCGACAGTACTATGGTTATTTTCGGGGACGAGCAGGTACTCTGTGTGGACGCTGTCACTGGTCGACGCTTTCGGTCGACCCCTGAGCTTCTTCGAAAGTACTGCAATAACATCTCGGAAGACCTTCTGAACTACGGCGCCTGCCCTCTGAACGACTTCTACTCCCAGATCAATCTGAGCCCTGTCGATGTTGGCGACGAGCTCGGATGGGAAGGAGGACAGACCATCGAACCTCAGTTCATGCCTGTTATCACAGATAGCGGCTCTCCCGCGATTAAGGTTGCAATCAGTCCTGCTCCGCAGCCTAACTGGTTTAAGATCGGTTGAAGAGCTGTGACCAAAAACAATACGGTCACATTCACGGACGAGCCAATAGAGTACACTGACCCTCCCGAATCCTGGCCGAGCAAAAATAACGCGTCCTATAATGAGAACTAACCCTCAAGAAAGGACCCACTATGTTCGCATTCGGATTCATGCTTGGTTTCTTCGGCATGTGCTCTGCCTTAGATCCCAACCGTCTTCGGAAGAAGCAACTCAAGAAATCCAAGAATTGAGACATTCTCCCTCTATACACCTTACATGGTGTATAGGGCTTCAAAAAATACGCAGGATATAATGAGAACCAACCCCTCCTGAAAGGACTCATTATGTTCAACCGTGTCACCGGACTTTCTCTACTTGTTGTCTCCGCTGGATCCATCGCATACCAGTTGGTTAAGCAGCATCGTGAAAACGTCGAAGCCGAACGCCGTGCACGCATTGAAGTTGATCAAATCATAAATCAGCTCAAAGAATTCAATGCAAGCATTGCTGAAGGCCCGTCGATCTACGAAATGCTTGACCATTTCGGCGAAGGATTCAACAACAACAACGGGAAGCTCTCTCCTGGTCTGAACAGCTGACCTACCATATTCTCACCTATAACCCAAACACGGGTTATAGGCTTTCACAAAACCTGAAAGGACACTACCATGAAGCGAGTTCTCGCATCCCTCGGCCTGGGTGCCGTTATTGTCGGAGGTATGATCCATCCGGCAATTGCTGAGGATTCTCAGCGAATCCATGCAGAGATCACCAAGGTGACCAGTGCATCTCGTCAGACGAGCTCTGAGGTTACTGTTGCCGGCACCTGGTCTGTCGAGAAACTGGCGGTTGGCCAGTTCTTCACTGTCTCTGCCGAGCCTAATCCTGCGAATGGCGAGATTCCGTTCGCATGGGCTGCGTCATTCCCGTTCGCCCTCGATGACGGGACCAAGATCGGCGAGTGTAACGCTACTCAGATGACCATCACCTGTAAGGTCACGGAGGTCCCCGCCGCTTACGCCGATAAGACCGACGTGAAGGGCACCTGGTGGGCTAAGGCACGTATTCAGGATGCCGCCGTCGGTACGACCGAAGGTACGATCGTCCTGAACGGCAAGGCTGACAAGAAGATCGTGTGGGGTGACGCTGAGGGAACTGGCGTCTGCTCGAACGATTGTGATTCCCCGGTCCATTTCGAATATGCTCGGCCGGAGAATCTTAAATTCGGCTGGAACAATAGTGATGGTACCGTCGGTTGGGGTATCAAATGGATCACAACTCCTGGTACCGAGTACACCGTCAAGGACTTCGACGCGCGACTGAACAATTCGGTCAAATGCGCGACGGGTGATACTTGGGATAATAAGACAACCAAGTACGTGACGGCGGATCAGATCGATGATAACACCATCAAGTTCGTGGCTCCTGAGGGTTCTAAGGTTTGCATCACCTACCCGCCTGAGGCAACTGTGGTTCCCGAAGGTCAGAATAGTGTCACCAACCACGCCGAGGTTAACGGTATGAAGCTGGAGGCCACCACTACCATCAAGTCTAGTGGCGGCACCAACGGCGATGGCTCGGTGAAGCCTGAGCCTACCCCCACCACGCCTTCTACGCCAGATCCTAAGCCCTCTGAGACCACTCCTGCTCCTAAGCCTTCCGAGACCACCCCGGCCCCGAAGCCTTCCACCTCTACTCCCACCCCCAAGCCTAGCGTGACTACCCCTGCTCCTAAGCCCAGTGCAACCACTCCGGCTCCGAAGCAGACTGTTACCCAGGCTACCCCAAAGACTAGTGAGCAGCCTAAGCTCGCTAAGACTGGTGCATCGGCTGCTATCACCGGTGCTCTGGCACTCCTGCTGACGCTTCTCGGCGTCGGTATCTACTCTATCTCCCGAAAGGACACCAAGTAACATGCAGACTATCAAGGTCACCTACGAAAACTTCGACGGCGAAATGGTCGACGAGGAGCTCTACTTTCACCTCTCCAAGAGCGAACTCACTGACATGGAGCTCAAGCGCTTCCCGCTGTCTCTGAAGCTCGCTCGAGTCACCTCGGGCAATGGCACCGCGGCTGATGCCTACGAGCTCATGAAGGATTTCATCGAGTGCTCGTACGGTACGCGAAGCGCCGACGGTCGTCGATTCATCAAGGATGAGGCGGAGACTAGGTCTTTCATGATCTCTCCGGCATTTGATGCCCTTCTGGACCTGCTCATTAACGATGCGAAGTTCGCCTACAAGTTCATGAGCGGTCTCTTCCCGAAGGACATCATGGAGAAGGCTCAGAAGATCATCGATGAGAACCCCGGCAAGACTCCGGGTGAGCTCCGAGCGATTGTCGAGGCTAACAATGGCTGACGTGGTTCCCATCGAACCTTCGTCCGGCTCCTTCCCTGGAAACTCTGATAAGTCCAGGGAGGGGGCCACCCCGGCCAAGAAGGAAACGAAGGTTATCGCCAAGGCGAAGGTGAGCAAGTCGAGCCCTATCAAGGAGGCTCTCAAGACTTTCTTCGTCAATGATCTCCCCGACATCGCTAATCACCTCGTGATTGATGTCGCGATCCCCGCTGCTAAGAACGCTATCACCGACATGGTGACACAGGGTATCCAGCAGCTTCTCTACGGTGCCGTCGACGTCAATCGTGGGCGTAGCGGCACCTACACGTCGTATGGGTCATCGTCCCGTACGACCTACACTCGAGGCACTCCCAATAACGTTCGATATTTGGAGCCTCGTGGTACTGTGCGTCAGAGCAGTGTTCGAGTCGACGATCTCGTCTTCGACACCAAGTCTGACGCAACTGAGGTGATCGAGTACCTTGCTGAAACCATCGAGCGTTATGGCCAGGTCTCCGTCGCTTCGCTATATTCTTCTGTTGGTATTCAGCCCAAGTATACCGACGAGCGTTGGGGATGGACTACTCTCGACGCATTTGAACTCCGATCCTCCCGTGATGGCTGGATCATCGTTTCGGATTCCCCGGAACCCATCAAGTGACTTATATTTTCGAAAGGAGCCAAGTCTGATGTCTGTCAGCACTCTCTTCTACACCGCCATCGGTCGTGTTTCTAAGCACGCCCCCACAATCCTCAGTGTCAGCGCCTCCATTGGTGTTGTCGCTACGTCTGCTCTGGCGTGGCGAGCTGGACGTACCTTCGAGGACGTCGAGTACCGCAATTTCGAGCGCGTCAAGGCTTGCCAGGATCGAGCGGATGAGATCCCCGACGAGCAGGTCCCCGCTATCGAGCGTAAGAACCGTATTACGTTCGCTCTCGATGCTGCTCGTCACATCGCCCCCACGGTGATCATCGGTGGTACTACTATCGCCCTCATCTACTTCTCCAACAGCATCTCTCGTAAGCGTCTCGCTGCCCTGAGTGCCGCGTGCGTTACGATCCAGAATGCATTCGACAACTACAAGGCGAAGATGGTGGATACGCTGGGTAAGGAGACCGTTGACAAGATCGTGGCTCCGAAGCTTCCCAATTACGGGAAGACTGCCGAGGAGATTCTCGCAAATGACGATCGTAATGACGCCGGTGATGTCACCGACGCAGTCCTCGCGATGGTCCGAGAGTGCTCTCCGTACGCTCGGGTTATTTCCGAGACGTCGTCTACGGCGTGGGATCCCAACGAGGATTACACCACGATGAACCTCACCGAGATTCAGGCGTGGGCCAACCGTCGCCTTCAGAAGAAGGGTCACCTCTTCCTCAACGAGGTCTTCGATCAGCTCGGTCTCTCCCGCATGAAGGAGGGGGCCCTGGTCGGATGGCTCAAGAATGGTGATGGAGACGGCTACGTGTCGTTCGGTGACATCGAGGGCTCGATCTACCGAGTCCCCGATTACGAGCGCAAGTCGATCCATTCCAACGTCGTTATCGACTTCAACGTCGACGGAGTGATCTGGGATAAGATCTGAACATGATGTACCTACCCTGGCTTATTAAGCGAGGGTGTCTCGACGATTACCGTGGCCTTGCCTCAGTGTGGGATGAGCTCGAGTTCGTTTGGTATATTCCTGAAGATGGAGATAAGGCTGAACAGGCCCTCCGTATGCGGGATGAATACGCCTATGAATTCGATCGCGACACTCCGAGGCAGGGCCCGGTGTCTTTCCTTGAGGTATTTGTCTCTCTGACGGATACCTTAACGGCTATGGTGTACCAGGATCGAGCGGACTTCACTCGGTCCATCCTGATGAACTTGGGGGTGTCCGATGCGGTCGACTCCATGTTCTACGGTCCCGAGTTGTATGCTCGGGCTCTTGACAGTGCTGAGACAGTAATGTACAGGACCTACCAAATGAACGGCGCAGGCGGGCTATTCATGGTCCCGGGCGCCCAAATGCTAGAGACACCCCTACGCGATCAAATGATCATCTGGGCAAACCATTACGATCCATACCACTAGAAAGGAGGTGAGTATGGATTTCTATAGCATCGAAACCTCTCCGGTAAGAGGACAAGCCGGACAGTTGGCTGCATCGCCTGATTTCATCAATGGATATTCTCGAGATATCATGATTAACAGGGGTGAATTCGTTGCTGTGTGGGATCCCGACAGTGAGTTGTGGACAAAGAAAGAGCACAAGATCATTGACTTGATCGATTCTGATGTCCTATCTTATGTCGAAGACGCGGCTAAGCGTCACATTAACTTGCTTCCTAGACTCTGTCGACGTGACGGAGACGGTGTGTGGAAGAGGTATCGTCTATGGACTAAGAACATGGTCGATACCGATCATCCGCTCGATCGCAAACCTATATTTGCGGACACACCTATTAGACAGGAAGACTACGCGTCGTTTAGACTGCCGTACTCTCTGTCTGATAGTGAGCCTGTGAATTGGAACAAGCTCGTCGACACTCTCTACGATCCTGAGGAACGAGAGAAGATCGAATGGGGTATTGGGGCTATCCTCACCGGCGATTGTCGTAAGATTGACAAATTCCTTGTCTTCTACGGCGAACCTGGATCGGGTAAGTCGACAATCCTCAACATCATGCAGTCTCTCTTCGGAGATTACGCTACGGCGTTTGACTCCGAAGCACTGGCTCAGCGTAGCAATGCTTTCGCGTTGTCTGCGTTTGCTGATGATCCTCTGGTTGCGGTAGAGCATGATGGAGACCTCAGTAAGATCGAGACCAACACTCGTCTTAACTCGATCATCTCTCACGAAGTCCAGCTGGTCAACGAGAAGTTCAAGAAACCTCGCCCGGTTCGGATCTCTACGATGCTACTCATGGCATCAAACAACCCCGTCAAGATCACCGATTCAAACTCCGGTATTCCTCGACGACTCATTGATATCTACCCTTCGAATAGACGTATTCCGATCGGTGAGTATCGAAAGATCATGTCTGGTGTATCTGGAGAGCTCGGGGCTATCGCCAATCACTGTATTTCCGTGTACCGTAGTCTGGGCCCTGACTACTACAAGGATTACAGGACTCAAGTCATGATGGGCGAAACAAACCCCGTCTACAACTTCATGTTCGAGATGTATGACGACTACTCTACTCGAGAGTTTGTCACCCTTGCATCTGCATACATGGAGTATAGGAACTATGCAGAGGCATCGGGTCTGTCCTGGGTCATGCCGAAGCATAAGTTCCGCACTGAGATGAAGCATTACTTCAACGAGTTCCATGAGCGCTGCAGAGTTAATGGCACCCGTCAGAGGAATGTATATTCTGGGTTCAGGACGGAGCTCTTTGAATCGGGGGCTCTCGTCGCCAATCCGGTT